CATCAGGCGGACGGGAAGGATGCGGCGGTGTTGCTGGTGTGGACGTAAATGCCCGCGCGCTGGTTGTAGTACGCATCAACGATGCCGTACTTCCGGTACTTGAGCAGATAGGCGTCCGCGGTCTGGTTGTCGTCCGGGCTGATCAGCTTGCCGACAACGTGCTTGTCGTACTTGATCAGGCACGGCTTGTAGATGATCATGAAGTTCAGCCACTTCGCGCCGGAGGCCGGAACATAGTGCCCGGCATAGCTGTCGTCGGCACGGCCGGACAGCAGGTCGATCGCGGAGATGAAGCGGGTCTTCGGGACCTTGGTGATCTTCGCAAAGCCGTCCAGAATGCGGCGGGACTTGGTCAGATCAAGATCCTCGAGGGAGTTGATCAGGGTCGGGGTGGCGTAGAGGTAGCGTTCCTCTGCCGGGACTTCGTCGTTGTCCATCTGGTCAACGGCGGCGCGGAGGGCAGCCATGAAGGCGGCGGCGTTGGCAAGATCCGCAGCAGCCGGAGCGGTGACGCCGACCAAACCGGCCAGAGTCGCGAAGGTGAACGCATCGGCTTCCGGAGCGACGCGGGTGCGCTGCAGGGTGGCGCCTGCTTTGCCCGCGGCGATGTCGAAGGTCTCCTGGTTGTCCATGGAGTCTATGTTCATCTTGACACCGCGATCATAGTTGAACGCGGCGGTCTTCCAGGCGACATCAACGCCGCCATCCGGATAACCGGCGGTACGGCTATAGTCGCCGAGGCCCTTGGTTTCGATTTCCGGATAGAGGATCTCGTTGGCGTTTTCGCCTTCGCGAGTCATCCGGATGTCGCCGGACAGTTCCGCAGTCACGGAAGCCAGCTTGAAGACCTCATCGAGGAGGTCCGTGTAATTCTTTGCGAGTGCAATAGACATGGTTTACTCCTTCTTTTCAGGCAGGCCGAAGATCGAGCGCATCCTGGCATCATCCACGTGTTCGGTGCGATCCGGGTGGAAGCCGGGCTGGTCTTTGATCTTGTTCGGGTTGGCGAAAATGCCCGCCTTGTCTTTGGTCAGGGTCTCGAAGATCTCAGAGATCCCCTTGCCCTTGTTTTCAGGCTTCGCCAGTTCGGTTTTGATCTGGCTCAGATATGCCTGTTCGGTGTATTCGTTGACGAACTTTTTATCCTTCGGGAGCGCGGCGCGGATGGTGTTGGTCAGCTGTTCATCGGCTGCGCGTTCATCCGCCAGGCGCTTGTCTTCGGCGATCTTGTCCTGCAGTTCTTTGAGCTGCTTTTTGACGTCTTCGTTGTCGCCTGACTTCTTTTCGAGTTCGGCGACCTGCGTCTTATAGGTTTCGATCGTCTTGTTTGCTTCCGTCAGATCGGTCTGGGCCTTTGCGGCCTTGTCCTTCTCTGTCTGGACCGTCTTGCCATGCTCGGCCATAATCTTGTCGATCAGGTCGTCGGCGATCCCGAGGTTCTTCAAAAATTCGCGGTTCATGTTTTTTTCTCTCCTTACGATGGCTTTGACGCGGACCCGCTCCGCGAGAGGCTTCGGTCGGCATACGCCCCGACCACGGCGGAAGCAGTTAAACAAAAAAGCGCCCAGCACGTTTATGTGCCGAGCGCTTTCTGAAAGTCTGCTCAGTGCGGATTTTTCCGCTGCTATGATTATACCATTATTTCAGATGTGTCAATCCCAGTCTGTTAAGCTGGATCACATGCGGGAGCGGACCATAAACCGGATCGTTCACGACCTCGACCATGTCGTCCAGGGAGATCTCACCGTTCCGCCATGCTTCATATCTGGTTTTTCCCAGGATCCGCCGCTGGGTCTCTTCGTCCTGCTGTTCCAGCCAGTCTCGGCCAGGGTGCTCGTCGTGATGTGTCCCGGCTTCGATCGGCATGATCGTGCATCTGCCATTCGGGTGATCCGCGAAGTCTTCCCGGTTGTCATAGATCGTGCCCTCGAGCATGAGGCAGGCCAGGCAGGCGGTCTCGTGATTGGCGAGGCGAAGCCAGCGGGTGACGGGTGTCCGCTGCGCCTGCTCCTGCTGCGCCCGGCGGAACATCTGCTCGGCGAGGGTGCGGACCACGCGCTGGATGCCGGACCAGAGCCCGCCCAGCGCTTCGCCGATCTGACTCATGAGCCATTCGAGGCCATGCTCCGCCATGCCGACTGCCTGCTGGACGAGGCCGCTGATCCTGTCGGCGATCGCGCCCGGCAGTTTCTTCAGCGCTTCCCGCGATGCGTTAAAAAGGGGACCGGAAACAAGCCCGGCTGTGCCGATCTGTTCCCATTTCCGGGCTTCTTTCTTCACGACTTGGCGGGCAGATCTGTCCGCGGCTTCCGCGCCCAGGCGGGCGGTGGTTTTGGCAAGATCCACCATCTCTTTTTCCGCTTCCTGGGCATAGGTGCGGGCGCGCTTTGTGATCACGGGCTGGATGTCCGTTTTGTAGCGGACGATCAGCGGGCGATTCCGCGGATCACTGTTTTTCAGCGACTTCAGATCTCTGCGGATATGGCGGGTGAGGACCGCGTAGCGGGCGGCGAGCATCCGTGCGGTGAGATCCTCCAGCTGATCGACCTGACGGCGGTACCGGTTCACGACGCGGAGGGCGGCGGCTTCATTCTTCGTCTTCGCGATCTTCATCGTTCTCCGGGTTACGCTTCGCTTCTTCAGCGAGTGCCTGCTTCATCAGCAGATCGGACAGGTCCGCTTTGTTCTTCTTGATCTCCGCGACGCGTTCTCTGGCTTCTTCCAGGGATTCCGCCGGGAAGGAGAACTGCCGGAGCTCCGCGGCTTCCACAGCGTCGACCGTCACCGATGCCAGCAGCTGGTTGTAGGTCTCCTGGCTGCTCTCGATCAGGGCATAGGACCAGTCGAAGGTCAGCTCGTAATCGCCCATCGGGCTGAGACTGTACGCATTTGCCAAAACATTGACCGCATACGCAAGCTGGCGGAGAGCGTCTTCGATGGCTGTCCGCATGTCCGTAATGATGGCATAGGTGTCCTGGTTCGCCGCTTTGATCTCGGTGGCGGTGGCGCCGTGGGTGGCGGGTTCTGTGAGGATGCCGCGGGAGGTGCCGACCTGCTTTTCGAGTTCTTCGCAGAGATGGTTCAGCCGGTTGTAATAGCTGCTGTCACGGATGGCAGGATCGTAAACTTCCCACAGCTTACCGGCATTATTCAGCCCGGAAGGCGTCACCGGCATGAACAGCCCGGTCACCGGAAGATAGCGCCTGCCGTTCTTCACACCGAAGAGCGTCTGGTCCATCCCCACGATCGGCTTCTTCAGTCTGTACTCGCGCCGGATCTCTTCCATGCACTCGACGATTTCCCGGATCTTCACGTCGCAGCCGTAAGTCACCGGGACGCCATAGTTTCCGTCATTGATCCGGTTATCGGTCGGGTTCTTCAGGTATGCAAAGGGGAGGCTCTCCAGGTTCGCGATGGTCATCTCTTCTGAGATCCCGGCCCACTCGCTCAGGCTCTGCAGCGGCACTTCTGAGCCGATCGCGTTGGTCGCCCGCTGGCGGATCGTCAGCAGGCCGTTGTCGTCCAGGTCATAATCCGTCCAGCGGAAATAACGCTCGTCCGCCTGGACCGTGCTGTCGGCGATGATGGAGACCGCGCGGAGATCATCTCCGTTGACGCGGTTGATGATCATGCTGGACTGCGGGACGATGTCGACGTAGATCTTCCGCCCGGTGACGTACGGGATGAGCAGGACGCCGCCGGTGCCGTAGGCTTTCGAGGCGAATTTCTTTGATTTTTTCCAGGTGCGCCCGACCACATCGCCGATCAGGGCTGCGCGCTGATTGTCGCCCAGCACTTCGACCGATGATTCGGAGACGGTGAAGGATGCGAGGCGAGCGGCAAAGATGGCGGTGATGTTATAGGTGTCCAGGCGTCGGTATTCCCGCTCGGACTGCTCCATGACGTTGACCGCGGCCTGCGTCGTGACCGGATCAACACCGAAGAGCTTTTTGACAATATTTCTGATGGTGTCCATAAAGTTCATGCTGTTATGTCTCCTTCGATCTCTGCGATCAGTGTCGGGAAGAAGCGCTCGACGCTGTACTCCCAGGCGTCATTACTGTCTATATCCGTTGAGCCGTTGTCCAGCCGGACCCACTTGCCGGGATCGCTCGTATCCCAAAGGCACTCGGACCAAGCTGTGACCAAGCTGTCACACTCACCGGCGGCGTACATCAGGCGCCCCGATGTCATAAGCAATTCAGTCGACCGGATGCGGTCCCGGATCTCTCCTTTGAGCGCGTTCGCGATCGGGAAGTCCGCGGCGTTCCGGAAAGTGGCGATGATCGCCTGCTCGGCGCTGTCGCAGTATGCCACGGTGATGTCGCCGTACTTCTCCCGGATGCAGTGCGCGAAGTCCAGGAACTGCCGCGTCAGCGTTTCCACCGGCACATCCTTCGCCGGAAGGCGCTCCGTCTTCAACACGACCACGTGCCAGTCCTCGGTGATCGCCACGGCCACAAAAGCGTGGAGCGATCCGGATCCGCCGAAGTCCACGCCCAGGTTGATGTACTGGAAGCGCCAGCGCCGATGCAGCTCGTCCCAGTATTTCATCCTCAGCGCTTCCGCAGTGACCGCCCACTTCTCCGGAGCGTCGGCGAACGTCCGGTAAATCAGCCCTTCCGCAACAACGCGCTGTCCCAGGATGTCGCGCCGATACCAGACCGAATCCTGGCGGTATTTCGATATAAAGGCGTCCCGCTGTGCAGGGCTCAGCGCGGCATTGTCGAAGATCGTGAAGTGCTCATAGTTGAAGCCTGCCAGACCTTCGGCGCGCCATCGGTCGATGTACTCGGTATAGATCCGATGCTTCGGAGGGCTCGGGTTCAGGTCCCAGAGTGTCAGCGGTCTCCTGGCCGCGGCCTGTCTGGCGAGCGCGACCTTCACGAAACTCATGTGGCTGTCTTCACAATCAAAGTGCTCATTGATTTCCGTCGCGATCCAGAGCCCGTATGAATTACCGAGGATCCTCTTGAAGCTGTCCGCTTTCCCGCCGCCTGTGAAGATAACGACCTTCTGCCCGGTGACGGTGTAGATAAAA